TTGTTGCCGAGTTTCAAGAGCTTGAATAATCTTGGAGCCAGAGCTTATACGCAAATCACCCGCTGTATTGGTAGAGGTAGGATACCAATCGACAGGATTCTCCTGACTGCTAAACCGTATTAACAACGGGTCTTGGATGCCACTACCATCAGTTGAAGAGGACGTAAGACCAAGACCATCCGCGCCAAAGGCAATTACATGCCTGTCTCTGTCAGACAAAAGAACCTGTGTGGCTATTGTAGGAACCGAGGTCCGTGTGCCGAGGCCCAAGGCGCTGTCTGTTAGGAACTTAGCTCGTGTGCCTGTACCGTTGGTTTTATCCCAATAGTAAATCCTACCGTTTCTTTCGTTCAACAACAGGTCTTCGCCAAAGTTGTCTTGTGTCCAGATGCGTAGGTTTGCAGATGGCGTAATTGTTCCTGAAACAAGAGCCAATCCCCAGCCAGAAAAATTATCCGCTGTAAGCGCGTTACCTGTTGCAAGTCGAACGGAAGAACCATCTGCGTGAGTAGCGGCAGTAGTGCCTTTGTGTCCTCTGGTACATCCTGTTAGGTCGTTAGAGCTTATACCCCCTACCAGAATAAGTTCGTCATCTATTAAAACGATATCGCTGGCTACAATACCCGTAGTGTTAGCTACGGTGATTGTGGTGTCACTATCAGAAAGTGTACCGCCCTCGTTTACCGTTGTAGTAAGAGCGCCCGTAGTTGTACCACCCCAAACTCCCGCGCCCCAACCAGTGCCAAACACCGAGCTATTAAGACCCGTACCAATTTGATAGGTTCCTACAACACTACCACCGCCGTTACCCGTATCACTAGCGTTAGCAGTGACGGCAGTAACGCTTATGCCACCAGAAACTGTAACGCTTTCTATAGTGCTGACGGTTCTTGCCGATATTTTATAGGTGTTGCCATCCACAACTTCTGTGACCTGATATTCTTGGTTAAGAACGTTTGCCGTGACGTTGCCGCCCAAAGAAGCCGCACCAGAGAAAGTAACAAAGTCATTAGCCACGCAACCATGATTAGGGTCCGCTACTGTAATTACGGACGAGCCGTTTGTAGCAGAAAAGGTTACGTCTCCTGCAGATGTTGTCTGCCTGATTGGAGTAACGTCTTTAAAATCAACCCCCTCTTTAATGTAGAACTTTAATTCTGTCCCAAGGCCTAAAAACTTTTCGCCACTCAACGCTACAAACTCATGCATTCCACGGCATTGACCTAAGAAGGCTTCGTTTGAGTTTTTTTCCCAACCATTTAACTTTTCAGGATAACCAAAGCGAAAACGTATCTTATCACAATCTACCCAGCCGTTTTCTTCAGAATACGGAGTAGTTTCTTTGTTTATTCCAGCTTTAAATTTAAGGTCTAAAAGAGGCATCTTTGTATATGTCCTAATTTGGCTTTACAGGCCAAGTGATTGCATTAGGAAAACCTGACTGTTGTGGTAAATTTAATAGGTCAGTTCTGTATTGTGACCACTCTGTCTGCTTATTAGAGGTCAGTTCTGCCCAACGCAAAGGGTTAGAAACTAATGGGTCAACCTCTGTAAGTAACTTGTAGTCACGATCAGAACGAACCTGTAGTGCTGTTACTGCGTCTAATTCTGCCTGAGTTGGTGCAACGTAAGATGTGAAATCTGTACCGATTAAAGACATTACTGCGTTGTTATCAACAGTAGTGTCAGTATCGGAAGGGTCTAAGGTGTACGGTATCCAACCGTAAGTGGGATGATTGATTTCCACATCCATCCGAGTATTATCAGAGTTAAGTGATTGTGCCTTACGCACCTGTGTGATTGTAGCAGTCACTAGGAAATCCTCACAAATGAAGTTGCTCGTTGGTTGAATCCAGTAAACCCAGAACCAACATTACCCATTGCCCTCCACGTTCCAGAGGGCGTCCCACTTGGGGAGATGATTATAGCGTTTCCCGCAGACCTCGATACACCAGCGTATGTCAGTGAACTTCCAGAGTATGTCGATCCTACACTTATGTAGTCGTTTACCCCTGTTGCGGTACGCATCAGAAAGGCATAAGTGCCAACTTCTCCTAAAGCGGTACTTGGTGTCGCATAGTCTGCTATTTTAGTAGCAGCAACTTGCTTCATCGTGCCGCCATCATTCAAAACAAACTGATCTGCGTCTACAATAGTTACATCTGAGGCAGACGTACCACCGTCCATGATGTTTAACTCAGCCGCTGTGCTAGTGACTGTCGTACCATCTATAGATAAAGCATCTGTTTCAAGGGTGCCGTCTATATCTGCATTACCCGATATATCTAATGTTGCGGCATCTAGCTCACCTGACAAGGTAATGTTAGTGGCCCCTGTAATCGCTCCATCTAAAACCACGGCACCATTAATGTCTATCGTTGTTGCCGCGATTTGAATTTCGGTGTCTGCAACGATATCAAGCTGACCATCTGCACTGGAATTAATGTACAGGCCCGTATCTCTAAACTGTATTTTATTGTCCGTTGCTATAGTTGTAGTTTCAGCAATATTGACTATGTCTAAATTAGTGGTGCCCGATATGTCTAATGTAACAGCGTCCAACTCTCCCGTAGCTGTAATATTTCTAAAACCTGTAATGTCCTTATTGGCATCAACGACAACCGCCTTACTAGCGGTCACCGTACCCGCAGTAATGCCGTCCAACTCCGAGATACTAACAAGCGCAGTAAAGTCTGTAACAGCCGCCCCTGAACCTGCACCGTCAGCTAAAATAATTGCAGACTTATTCGCAAGTATAGTGACGTTGGCCCCTGAACCTTGCGTAATAGACAGGCTTTGGTTTGTGCTATTAAGGATCATATACATTCTAGCTTTGTCATTTTGCTCTAATGTAACCGTACAAGTTCCACCCGGAGTTCCAGTAAACTTTATCGCTTTGTAGTGTCCGTTAGACAAAACAGCCGTAGTTGATAAAGCGAGAGTGTAAGAAGTGCCAGACAAAGCAATAGAAACAAAACCGTTTGAAGCACGGTCTATGATATCAAAGTTGTTGTTGGTGCTGCTGCCCCACGAACCCGATTCATCCCCCGTGGTTATTTTCTTAATCGCGTTAGATGCGGTGTATGTAGCCATGACGGGACCTCAACTATAAATATGTTTGAACTATACCCATGCTAAGTCATTTAATCAACTACGCAGCGATGTTCGTCCAAGACGGGGTTTGTGATGGGTTTATGTTTGAGAAGTTAGAAGTTTGATTGGGTTGTATTCTTGACCAAACTAAAACACTACCCACTCCTGCCGTGCCAGAAACGCCCGTGACAGAAACGGGGTTGTCAACTTTAGAGGCTATTGAACCAACAGAAGTGGTGGAAGAAACGCCTGTGACGGATACATCTACATCAACGGTAACCGTAGGCGATCCTATCGCACCTGTACCAGAAACGCCTGTAACTGATAGATTGCTGTCTGCAGTAATTGAAGTGGTGCCAATACTTCCTGTAGCTGCTACGCCTGTAACTGATACAGGGTTGTCAACTTTAGTAGATAAAGAACCAACCGCACTCGTAGCCGCAACACCTGTAACCGATATATCGGCTGAAGAAGTAGTCGTTGCGGAACCAACCACACCCGTGGATGAAACTCCCGTTACAGAAACATTTGCGTCACCACTAACACCGCCGCCACCCACAAAAAGACCGTCAGTAAACGCTATAAGGGCTTCTCCCATTATAGCGGGAATTCTGGAATTAGTGTTAAGGGATACGCTCCCTACTGCGCCTGTCCCCGCTACACCTGTAACTGATATAACTGAGCTACTTGTGGTAGATGCGCTTCCTACTGCGCCCGTTCCTGCAACTCCTGTAACATGCTGTCTAAATTCTGTGGTTACAGAACCAGCAGAGCCTGTCCCTGACACGCCCGTAACAGAAAGATTGGATTCACTTGTAATGGACGAGGAACCTACAGACCCCGTGGCAGCAATGCCTGTAACACCTACATCTAAGTCGGTAGAAGATGCCACTCCGCCTACTTCACCTGTGCCAGAGACACCCGTGATAGTGACAGTTGCAAAACCCGTTATGGTTACAGAACCAACACCGCCTGTTGCTCCAACACCTGTTACGGATATGTCAGTCGCGCTTGTAGTAGTGACAGAGCCAACCGCCCCCGTAACAGCAACCCCCGTAACAGCAACTGATGCAGAAACACTGCCAGAACTAGCAAGAGGCGCTCCAGCGAGGGGGGAAAAACCAAGCACTAGCTAGGTTCCGTGGGCCACGTAACGCTGCTTGGGAAGCCAGCTTGTGAAGGTACATCACGCAGTGCCTGTCGGTACGTGCGCCACTCGGTTGACATTGTAACGTCGGTTGAGGCACGCCAATCAGTAGCAGCTAATTCAGCGTTCCTTGCACCTCTAATCCTAGATGCTTTTTCTTCATCCGTTGAAAAATCTACTACTGAACCAGAACCGTCAGAATTAATTACATTGTAGTTGTTATTAAGAGAAGTCAGCCATTGCTCGTGTGTCAACTCAATGTTCGGTGTAGGTATAGTATCATGTAGGTCATCAGTATAATAACCTAGAAGACGATTGTTGGGACCTATGTGAGCATAATATTTCAAAACTTAGTATCCTATTGCTATGTAGTAGACCCCAGTGGCAGGCACCCCACCCCTAGAGTAAAAGGTCACGCCTGATGTAGAAGGTGCCCCTGACGCCCAACTAAAGCTGTTGCTAGTAGCTGCGGCGTGTGGAGACATGGCTACGGTTCTACAGGCGTTTGGAAAAGTTGTGGCAAAGCTAACAGAGCTTGTACCACCTGTACCAATGTAGCCACTTTTCCCCCATTGAATAATCAAACCGCCGACTAGGGTGATGTACCCAGTGGCTGCGGTTGATAATGCGGTATATGGATTAATACCCGCGCCATCTAAAGTTACAGAACCGCTGGTCGCTGATATATCATTTGTCTGATGGTTAATCGTAAGGCTCATATTGTTCTCCTAGGCTGCGCTACTACCCGACATATCGCTCTGCGCCATTACCCAAGCATAGCATTTGGCTAAAAACGTAGCACCAGATGCCGCTTCTACAGCGTCCAAGGTCGCATGGTAACGCTTAAAATCCACCTCGCGAGTATCGTCGGATGGTGATGAGGTGGCGTAAGCACTAAGGTCGATCATTACGCTAAATTTAGGGTCAGACCCGCGTTGCCGTGTGACTGATGCCGTGACAATGCGATAATACGCCCCGTCAAATTTTATCCCGTATTGGGAACTAGCTTGCGTAATGTTGTGTGTAATAGCCATTATTTTGCTCCTTTAAGCATAGGTGACTTCTGCCGTTTGGACGTTCGCCACCCACCTTATATTATGTGATGCTTCGCCCGTTACTTGTACTGTCAAAGCATTGTTTGTGTTATCCGCAGACAAAGCTAAACCCCACGAACTTGAATTATTTATGACCGTGATTGCGCTGGTAGGTACTGTCGTAGTCCCGCCATCATTGACTAACAGCCCTTTAATCTCCCAGCTACCGTATGCTTGAGCGCCATTTTGCATTGCAACGACCGTGCCTGAGAACGTAATGCACGTATCTGTAGCGGCTACGATTTGATTAGTTGCATCTGCTGTTGCTTTATCTGTTGTCATAGCTTCTGCTGTGGCGTCAGTAGTATCTGACATCAAAATAAACATGCCGCCTTGTGCGCTGCCTTCTGCATTACCACCACCAAAACTTTTAGATGCGTAAACAAACTTACCTTTTATGTTTGAATTAGCACCATACCCAATAGCCACGGACGATGTTTGTGAAGCGGCACTACCGTCACCAAGCACAATACTATTCATACCAGAAGCAGCAACACCATAATTTCCATAGCTAGTGGACATAGCAATAGAAGCATTACTAGAAACGGCTCTCGAACCTATCGCTACTGAGTTTCCAGCCGTTGATTTTGCGTTAAGGCCAATACTCAGCGAGTTAGCACCACTCGCCCCGTAGCTTGAAGTGTTGTTTTTTACGGCTACTGCGAAACCGTCAGCCCCACTAACATACGAACCACCTAAAGCAACTGAACCAGCACCCGAAGCTTTAGCACCCTGAGAATTAGAATTACCGCCAATGGCAGTTGCCATTACGCTTGTACCAGATGCTTCAAATCCAATCGCGATAGCCCCTGTTGAAGAGGCTGTTGGCCTTCCCCCTATGGCAACAGAGTACGCACCCGTTCCTCTTGCATAATAACCTGCACTAAATGACTCAGCTTGAGTGGACGTAGACAGTGGCCCCAAACTAATACTTCTATTTCCAGAGGCAACGGGTCGTGCTTCAGTGCTGAGTATATTATCCGCATAACCCCGCATTGTTTTTTTATCGCCTGTTTGGAAATTACTACCATCACAGACAACTTGCATACCCTCTCCACGCCTAAGAATTAAGGTAGCTAATCCATCTATTGTTTCAGAACTGTTTGGATCAATCGTAATTGCATGTTGATTGGTATCTGACGTATTCCAAATAACAACATTAAAACCCGCACCCAAAGTACTTGCCGCAGTCAGCGAGATTGTAAACGTGTTAGCGGTGCAGTTTATAACTTTGCCAAGATCAGCCGCTACTACGGTATAAGCAGAAGTTTTGGCTTCAATAGTTAAAGCAGAAGCACCACCACCACCAATAGCACTACCACCTAACAGTAAATCAGTACCGTCACTACTAAGGACGATACCCCCGCCAGAACCTGTGTGATTAATTTCTATTTGCCCCATTTAAGCGTATGTGACCTCCGCTGTTTGTACGTTAGCTACCCAACGAATATTGTGAGCGGCTTCGCCTGTAACTTGTATTTTTAAAGCATTGTTCGTGTCATCAGCACTCAAGGCTACTGCCCAACTAGAGGCATTGTTAGCAGCCATGTCAGACACGTTACCAAGGGCTAAACTTGTGGTGCCGCCATCATTAACCAACATGCCTTTAATCTCCCAACCACCATAGGCTTGCGCTCCGTTTTGCATCGCAGTGACAGTGCCGTGAAAGGTAATACAGGTGTCAGAAGCGGCTACGATTTGGTTGGTAGCATTGGCGGTGCTGTTGTTTGTGGTCAGCGCCTCTGCAGTTGCGTCAGTAGTATCAGACCTCAAAACAAACTGACCGCCTTGGGCATCTCCTCTTGCTGCAAATTTTCCAGATGCTCTTGCAACTTTACCAATCTCAGCAGAAACAGCCTCACCGCCAGAAGCAAAAGAATATTTGCCTGTAGCTTGTGTATCAAATCCTCCTATTACAGCAGAATATTGTCCTTGCGCTTCGTTAGTACTGCCGCCCACCACTGTCGCATAAGTGCCATTTGAGCAAGTATTTGTACGTCCACTAAAAACACCAGAATAATTTGCAGATACTGTGCTAAAGTAACTACCTACTATTGTTGAATAAGTTCCAGATGCTGTATTTTGTTTACCTAAAGAAATTGCACCATAGGCAGATGCTATTGCATTTGAACCCATCGCCACACTGCTACCACCACTAGCCCCGTAAGATGAACTAGCGTTTCCTATTGCTGCAGCAAAACTATCAGCCCCTTGAGCATTTGATTGACCCAAAGCTACTGAGTGTGAACCACCACTTTGAGTACCTGTACCAATAGCTACTGCAGATGTTGATGTGGCATCTGTCAGCCATCCTAAACTAATACTCTTTTCCGCAGATGCTACCGCATAGTTATTAAACGCCATAGCGTATTGACCGCTTGCAGTGCCACCTAAAAGAGCAAAGCCTTTTTCTCCTGAAGCTACTGAACCACTGCCAATACTTACTGCATTAGTACCCGCCGCTGTTGGGGCTGTAGCTGACGATGGATTGGCAATATACAAGTCAGCCGATGCAGAAGCACCACCAGCCGCTGCCCATTCAGCCGCGCTTGCACCACCGTTGACCGTAAGAACCTGACCCGCAGAGCCTAAAGATGACGGTATGTTTGTGGCAATGTCGCGCCCGTCTACTGTGCCTGTAACCGTAATATTGCCACTGATAGCCACGCCACCGCTGTTTACGGTCAGTTTACTGGAACCATCATTATACAGAACGGGGCCACCATCATTAGTTACCCGTATGCCGCGGCTTCCATCTGCGTGAAGTAATTCTAAATCAGCGGCTTGGATTTTTAAGACGCCAGTTCCGTCTTCTTTAATGTAGCTATTTGAGCCATCGTGATAAATCTGTAGGTCAGACCCAGCACCAAAAATAGCCTTGCCGTTATCCGCAAAAGTAGCGTTGCCTGTAACGTCTATGCCTGTGGCTGTTGTGGCTAGTTTGGCGGCGTTGTTATGATAAAGAGTAGCTGCGCCATTTGGTGTAAAGTCAGCCATGACTTCCGCAGTATCACTATTGATCCTAACGCCGGGGCCGTTTGATGATATTACAAGGTATCCAGTGCCAAGTTCTTGTAAATAAGAATTGCTTCCATCGTGATACAGACTTAAATCACTGCTTGCACCCATAAAGATTTTAGCATTGTCAGGAAACAGAATATCATCAGTGCCTGTCGGTACAGTAAACACCACAGCATCTGCGTCATTCTTTAGTGTAATATCTGAAGTAGAACCCTGACCAGTAAGGATCAAGCCCTCTGCTGCAGTGTAACCAATAGCAGCATTATCACCTGCTGCAGTGTCTGTAGTAGCTTCTAACGTACCACCAGTAATAACGCCCGTGGTTGTCAGAGTTGACGCACCATCGTTGATATACAAATCCGCAACAGTCGCTGCAATAAATACCTCGGCACTACCACTAAGAGAAATAGCACTATCAGAGTTGGAGCTTTCCGTAACAGACCGCGTAAGCGTGGTGCCGCTAGATGTATAAGTGCCGCTGCCTATTTCAAAATTAGCGCCATCGTCTATGGCATAACGCACCGTCTGACCGTTAGTAATGCCAGCATCCGCAAAGGTTTGGAAGCCAGAAACCGCGCTGCCCAATGTAATTGTTCCAGTACCCGTGGTACTGGTGGACATTTTTGCACGGTTTCCTAGCGATATGGTCATGTTAGGCTATCCTAATAATCGCGTTGCTGGCGTCAGGCGTAGGGAAAACAATCGTAAAGTCACCAGAACTAGCCGATTTATCGCCGCCAAAATCCAAGACACACACAGCGGGTGTTCCGCCACCCGACACGGGGTTTGAATTATAAATTAATGCGCCACGAACAGAAGAGATTGTTACGTTGGAAAACACCTCATCTGCAAAATCTGTAAGCGCCGTTGTACCGCTAGTGGTTGGCGTTACACTGGTTAATAGCTGGCCCCCAGCGGTGTAGTTTGACCCACCACTACTGCTAATTTCGTTATTAGTAGCATACGTTGTAACACTTCCATTCATAGTGCTACCAGAGCCGCCCATGTCTGAGGGAACGGCACTATTAGTAAATAACGCCAGTTTAAAAACATTACTTGCAGTCGTGAAGTTATGAACACCTATCATAAGTTCCTTTTTGAACGAGGTGCAAAGAGCATTTCCAGAAAAAGCCATATCAAAGTTTCCTTATATGTTCAGCCAGTTCAGGGTGACCAGCCTGTTTAATTGCATTATATACAGTAGTACGGTCCCCTTGAATAGCCTGTTTCATATATAGCACCAAGAGCTTCTCTATGCTGCTTTTGTATTCTATTACCTGTTCTCGTAAA